ATGCCTGACGAGTTAGTTGAAAAACTTAACAGTAAATTATCTGATAAGTTAAAAGATTGTTCTGATACATTAGTAGGTAAAGTCTCTCAAGAATTATATTTTGATGATGAGACAGTATTAGAAGCACAAGAGGCTTTTGGCAGATTTGTTTTACAATATCAATCGTACTCTCTACAGAGAAATACTTTTGGAAAAAGTAAAATAGACTTTGAAAACTTTAACTACGGTATTCAAATAGCATCTGCTTGGTTTGTCAGACAATTTGAACATGAATATAATCCATTGCATATTCACACAGGTTGTAAATTATCTTGTGTTGGATATTTAAAACTTCCAGAGGGAATAGAAAAAGAGTGGAAAGAAGATTATAAAGACCATCATCCTTCTCATGGGCATATACAGTTTGCCTATGGAACGGCTGCTGGTTATACTAGCACTAACTTTGTAATTAAACCTAAAGTTGGTGACTTTTATATTTTTCCTGCACAACTCTTTCACTGCGTATATCCTTTTTACACGAAAGGTGAACGTAGGTCTTTCAGCATGAATATGAATGTAATTGAAGTGCCGAAAGAAAAAAGTGTTGACAAATAGTTGAAATTGAATATAACTATAGTCAATAAGAAGTGTGCGTGTAGCGCAATATGCACACTTCAACCATGCAAACATACAGTCTTACGGATTACCTGAAGAGTTTGGCCTGACCCGTACAGTCACACCCAAGCAACGCAGCCTCTAATAGCCTTAGTTTGTATCTGTTTAAAACAAAAACTACCTAAATAAGGAGATGGTACTATGGCGTTTACAACCGCTAGTGGGTACGGTAATCTTCCTAACGGTAATTTTTCGCCTATTATCTACAGCAAACAGGTGCAACTTGCTTTCCGCAAGGCCGCTGTTGCTGAAGCAATTTCCAATAACGACTACTTTGGTGAAATTGCACAGATGGGTGATTCCGTTAAGATTATCAAAGAACCCGAAATCACCGTCAAGGCTTATGCACGTGGTACAACAATCACACCGCAAGACCTTGATGATGAAGATTTCAACCTTACCATCGACAAAGCTAACTACTTTGCGTTTAAGGTTGATGACATTGAAGAGGCGCATAGCCACGTAAACTTCCAGCAATTGGCAAGTGACCGTGCTGCGTATCGTTTGGCTGACCAGTTTGACCAAGATGTTCTTGGTTATATGTGTGGCTTTAAACAGTCTGCAATTCATGGTGTAGCAGATACTGCAAATACAACCGTAAACGGTTCAAAAGCAGTTTCTACTGCAGGTTCTAATGAACTGCTGGCTGAAATGCAAGTTGATGCTAATGACTTTGGTGGCTCTGCCAACAATGGTATTGGTATTCAGCCACGCTTACCGGGTGCATCTGCTGTACCGGGGTCAGGCAATGCTAACCCAACCATGATTATTGCTCGTATGGCTCGTAAGCTAGACCAGCAAAACGTGGATACCCAAGGTCGTTGGCTTGTAGTCAATCCTGTATTCCTAGAAATCTTGAAGGATGAAGATTCAAAACTTCTGAACCAAGACTATGGTGAGTCAGGTGGACTTCGCAACGGACTTGTTGTTAATAACCTGCACGGCTTCCAAGTGTATGTTTCTAACAACCTTCCTGAGATTGGAACAGGTTCTGCCACTACTGGTGGTACTAACTCATCCAACTTTGGTGTGATTGTTGGTGGACATTCATCTGCCGTTGCTACTGCAGAGCAAATTAACAAGACAGAGACATATCGTGACCCTGACAGCTTCGCTGACATCGTTCGTGGTATGCACCTCTATGGACGCAAGATTCTTCGTCCAGAGGCTCTTGTTAACGCTCGTTTCTGTCTAGTGTAAGGGAGGATTG